ATATATCCCACTCCGTCCTCAGCTATTTTTGCAAGGTTATCCGTGATCACTTCCAAGCCTTCCTCTTTGACGCTGTTTTCCATAGATCCAGCGGCCGTTTCGGGCTCGCTGTTATCAGTTATCTTTACAACCTTCTTTTCTTCCATTTTTCCTTTTCCCTTTCTTTGTATAAAAGCCCCGGCTTTTGACCGGGGCCCATGTAATTCATGATTTAGAAGCTCGCCATTGCTGTCTTCAGCTTCTCTCCGAAATCCTCACCGCCAAGAACAAGGGTTTTGTTGATGGGATCATAATCGATAATGACCTGCTCTTCCTGCGTATTGCCTACGTTGATGTACCTGGTCATCTTGTAGGTATTGGCAGCATATACGAACTCACGCTCGCCGGATTCTCCCTTTGCGTAATCGCCTCCGGGGATCTTCTTCAGCATGCCGGTAGCATAGACCCTGTTTCTGATCCATCCCTTGTTCTGGTCCTTATCGGTGTACTCTTCCACCCATGAGAACTCATGCGTGATCCTGTCAGGGCTCATGAGCGCATTGTAGCACTCGGGAATGGTAGAATACTTTAAGCTCAGCTCCAGGGCGCCGATATTGGCCCAGTCGATTATCTGAATCGTGCCGTTAAGTCCGGAATAGCCCTGTACCTCATTGGAACCGGGCTCCACGTCCGGAAGGGTAAAGCTCTTAAGGTTATCGCTCTGGACATATTCGTTATCGCCCTTCTTGATCCTGTGGGCGAAATCAGTTAACTGATATACATACTTTTCCATTACTCTTCACCTCCCATTGCTTCAAAGTAGCTGTCGAGGGCATCGCTGTCATAGGTCACGTTGGCAATGATAGCCTTTGCAGGAGGTGTATTGGTCTCCTCGATGCTGTACGTGAACACTCCGGCGGCAAGGTCAGCCGTGGAATTGTCGGCAGGCTCGAAAGAGATCTTTCCGGCAATGAGCATTCCCTGGGAAATGAGGGCGTTGAGCTTCTTGCTGTAATCCTCAACGATACCGTGGGCCGTACGGATCGACATAGGCTTATGCACCGTCTCGCCGAACTGGAGCTCAAAGTCGTTGCATATGTAATCCATCATCTGAACGGCTGCGTCATTGAGCTTGTTGGGTGCGATATTGCTTCTGTTGGCGTCTGAGTAATTTGCCATGCAAACGCCGTAGGTGTTCCATGTCAGGTTAGTGAGGAAAGCCATAGTAGCTATGCCGTTGGAGTTAAGCAGATCAGCCTCGCTCTCCAGCTGCTTTATGGTATTTCCGCTCTTATCGCAAAGGGTTTCGATCGCGACAGCCTCATTTGATGCTGATTCGTAAGGGATCCCGTCATTGCGCTTATCCACGGTCTCACGCCTTGCGCTGAACACAAGGGAAAGAGGATAGATGTAGGAATCTATCTTTGCAAACGGCCAGCAGATCTTTATCTTGGGAGATGTATAATCTGCCTTTTCGCTGATGGCTCCGGTTCTGGTGTTACTTTCAAGCTGCCCGAAAGCCTGTACATAATAATGCTTGTCAATAGGTGCCTCCGCTATCGCTGAGATCTTTGCCATAACGGTAGATCCGCCGCTGTCTGTTGCCTTATCCCAGAGAGGGGCAGAGATGTCCGCCGGGATATATCCTGTATTCTGGGGAATATAATCGATCTCATCATAGGTATCTTTGTTGAAGGTTATGACCTCCGGAGTTACCACATCCCTGTCAACGCTTGCGCTTGTAAGGGTCGATGAAGTGATGATGATATTCTGTCCCTTGTCATCATAAGCGGCCTCATAGTCCGTGCCCTTAACGTAATCTGTTCCGGATCCGTTTGACAGCTTAAGGGATGAAAGCACCGTATTGCTCCCGGCGAGCTTTGCGCTTCCCTTTACGAAATCCACCGTACAGCGTGCGGTAGAAGTAGCAGTTATGGCTGCCTTATTGTTGACCATAATAACGGGGAAGATCTTTTCTACGTCATTATGATACTTTGCGACCATGGAAAGCGACTGATGCTTCGAGAAAGCGCCGCTGTCCGGTATGCAGTAGCCCAGCTTTGCCTTCATGTCATCAATGCTCTTTATAACTTCCGTCTTTCCAGCGAGGTCAGCCCAGTGTTCATCATCCACCTGCCAAATGGGAGCCTGTCCCAGATATACGGGGATGGCGCTGGCGGTCTGCGATATCTTCAACGCCGCAGCATCCACCTGCTTAGCAATGATTCCATTAACAATCATTTTGTTTTTCCTCCTTAGTTAAAAAGTTGCTATCGCTTCTTTGTGAGGTGACTGCCCCACTGTGCTCTTGATCTGGAACGACAGATACCCGAAATTGTAAGGGTATGTATAGGCCGCCGTTCCATAGTTGCCTATTTCAAAGTCCATGCCGTTGGGGGACGGCGAATAACCTTCCTGTATCCATGACATGGCCTTTTCAAGCATTCCGGTCACATCCAGCACACCCATGTTATCCGGGAAGTCCACGCTTTCATCATCGTTCTTCTCGTAGGGCGTAGCCGTATAGGCGCAGGCCTGTATCAGGATGTCAACGGATTCATCATCCGCGCCGTATGTGCCTTTTTCGTAACTTATAAGATAATACGGAGCCTGATAGAAACGATCATCAACAACTCCGTACATTGAAAAATTAGTGTGTGGTATGCAGCCGATAACGACTTTAGGCTTCACGGTACTAAGCAACCCGTCATCCTCCCCTTCCCGGGGAGGGCGCGCCAGTTTGTACTTTTCAGCGGCTATCCGTTCCCGGAGAAATGCCTGCATTCTTTCCAGTTCACTCTGTATGCTTTTCATAAACCAAGCCTCTCCAATTCATGATCGAGCCGCTTCTCGTAGGTCTCATTTATGGCCTTCATGACAGCTTCCTCAACCTTGGGATTCGTGAGCATCTGCGCCGCCGATAATGACCGTATGGGCTGTAACCCTTTGCCCTTCCGCTCCCACATCATGGCATGGCCGCCGTTTATCGCCCCGGGGTTTGCTATAAAGGCATGCGCCATCTGCTTTTTATTCCCCTTTTTGATGGTTGCGGTCATCTTCTTACGCTTCTTTACGGGTATTCCCTTCTGAGAAGCATACGCCGTGGGGGTCATTGCAAAATGGGAAGGACTCACGCCGATAGTTAAAAGTCTTGACTTCACCGTAAGGGAATCCTTATCGGTTGTTGTCATGGACTTTAGATCCGCAGGCTTTATCTTATAAACAGCCGGGGCTCCGCCCTTGCTCGCGCTTGAAAATGTTGCCGCACCGGACTTAAGCGCCCTGGCTTTCGCCCTGTCTACCGCTTTCTGTCCACCTTTGCTCACGGCTTTATAAGCCTTTTCAAGGTTGGATTTATCGATCTTCGCCGTAAGAACCATCAGCCTTTACCTCTTATCAGGAATATGGCATACATCCCCATATCTTCCTCGATCCGGTCAACCGTGTACAGGTTACCGTCAAGCCGTACCGAATCCCCGTTCCTGGGCTTCTTCGTGAATCCCGCTGCAGGGGAATACAGGAGATGGCTGTCCTGCCCCATGAAATCATACTGAGAGGAATACTGCCGGATAAGGATATCGTCATCTACTACGGCTTTTATGTCATAGGTTGCCCCGCTGCCGCCGTTCCACTTATGGACATCAGCAAATTCATCAAGGTTGATAAACACACCCTCAATATCCGACTGTACCATGTCCTTAAATGCGCTCATGACTTATACCCATGCGGCAGAGCCGTCCTTTATCCATTCATCCACCTTTTCGCCCGTGAAGGGGATCTCCTGCCCCGTTCTGATCACCAGCCCGTCAAATAAAAGAGGGCGGAGGGCTTTTAAGGTCTTTGTCTCCGGCTTTTTCTTTGCTGTTTCCCTTACGGGTTCAGCCTGCACCTTTTTCCTTGCTGCCATTTTGTCTCCTTATTCCGGCAGCGCCGCCGTTAAAACAGGCGGATCTTCGCTCTGCGCTTTCACTATCGCATCAATGAGCGCTGCCTTGCTCATGCCTACCCTGTAGGACACACCACAATCCTTTGCAAGCTCCTTAAGTTCCTTAAGGGACATGACTTCCAGACCGTCCCCTTTGTCTTCCTCCGTGACAGGTTCGGGCTTATCCACGGTCTCCGCCTTTTTTATGGCTCCGGCCTTAACAGGCTCCGAGCCGTCAGCCTTTACCAGTACGCCCTTTTCTATCATCTTTAAGGAAAGCGCATCGTCTTCCTCAAACGGTGCGCTCTCCCTTGTCTTTATCGCCACGGATTCAGTTTCCTTCTTAAAGAAG